CGCAAGCGGACGAGCTGCTCCAGCATGATCTGGCCCAATTCGCGGCCAATGTCAACGCGCGCGTCACGGTGCCGATCACGCAAGCCATGTTCGACGCCCTGGTCTGCTTTGCCTTTAACGTCGGGCTGGGCGCCTTCGTCGGATCGACGCTGCTGCGCCTACTGAATCAGCGGTTCTATGCCGCCGCCGCCGGGCAATTCCTGCGCTGGAACAAGGCCACGAACCCGAAAACCGGCCAGAAATTCATTCCGCCCGGCTTGATTCGCCGCCGGGCCGCCGAACGCGCGCTGTTCGAGCGGGACGGGCTTCAGCCATGAACCGCGTGCTGCTATCCGCCCTGCTGCTGTCCGGCTGCATGGCCGAGCCCGCCGTCGCCCAGGCCGATCCGGTCTGGTTCGCGCCCCATGTCGCGGATACCAGCGTGTCTTGGGCCGTGCTACGGACCGTCAAAGGGACGGAGGAGCTGAGCCCTTTCGGATTTCCGGGCGTGGTGATCGCTAAGATGACGCTGGAGGGCGTGGCCCTGGGCTATCGGGATGCCGGGGACGTGGAAACCTGCCAGGCGCTGGCCGGCGGCGCGCGCTGGGGTGGCTGGATCGGCACCGGTGCAACGCTGGGCGGACTGGCGGGCGGGCCGGTCGGGCTGGTCGCTGGCGGGCTAGCCGCCGGCCTGCTGTCGTGGGATGGCTCGCAACGGTCGGCGCTGGAAACGTGTGCTCAATTGCCGAGTATCGACCCGAACCCCTATAGCTATTCCGGCCCGGCGTGTCTGGGCTGGAATGATGCTCGACCGGATTTTTGTAACAGTCATCGATGGCCATGACATGAATATCTTTCTACGTGCCGCCCTCCGCCAGCCCAGCACCTGGCGCGGCCTGGTGTGGATCGTCGCCGGCGCGCTGGGCATGACGCTGTCCGATTCGGATACCAATGTGCTGGCGTCGGCGGCGATGATCGTCGCCGGCGCGCTGGGCGCCATCCCTCTGGATCGGGGTCGTGAGGACCTGAACCGTGATCGTTTGCCCCCCATCGAGCGGGTGGGTCGTTCGGAAGGCGGCGCTCGTTCTGATCCTGTTGTGCGTGGCGAGCTGCTCGATCATTCCAACCTGCCGACCGACCTTCCATCTGAAACCAGCCAGCCCATGGCCAACGACCGTCCCGACGCTGGTTGGAACGGTTAACGACCTGGGCCTGCGCTGCGAGGCACCATTCCCATGAATCGATACGACTGGATGCTGTTCGCCTTCCGCCTCTTCATCAACAGCGGGGCCATCGAGAAAGCCAAGACTCTGGTGGCTCGCTTGGAAACGACCGATGGCGACGGTGCGGCCAAGCGGGATCAGGTGATTGACGAAATCAAGGCTGACCTGAAAATCGACTTCAATCGGGGCGGCTTGTATGTCGCCCGCGCTTTGATCGAGCTGCTGCTCAGTCAACGTTGCCGATAAGCGGCTGCCGTAGGCAGTCCGCTTGATTGGCGGGGTTAGCCGGCACCAGACGAACGCCGGCACAACGACGAAAGTGAACGATGAGCAAAGACGAAACCGAGATTGAAGCGCTGATTCAGGCCAAGGGACTGACCCGGCCGCGCCTTACGCCGCAGGACGTGGACGACACGATCAAGGCCGAGACGTACACCACGCTGCCCAGCGGCAAAGTGATGGTGTGCGAACTGACCTTGCGCAACGGCTTCACGGTGCGCGGCGAAGCGGCCGTGGTGAGCAAGGCGAACTTCAACGAGGAAGTTGGCCGCAAGATCAGCCGCGAGAACGCCCGCAACAAGGTGTGGGAGCTGGAAGGCTACCTGCTGCAACAACGGCTTTACGACGACTTGGTTGAAGCCCAGGCCGCCGAACTGGCCTAAACGCTGCGATGCCGGCACCGAGGGTATTGGTGCTGGCTAACTACGAGGTATCGAATGAATGGCCCAGCCGACATCGACAGCCCCGGATCGCCTGGTCTGGGCCTCGGTCATGACGTGCATGACCTGGTCTGCTCGGTGCATCGTCTGGGCGAACGGGTGCTGGTCCTGGAGACTAAGATGGGCGTTTCGGATGGCCGATTGCTTTCGATCGAGGGCGAAATCAGGGGCACAAAGGCTGAGGTCAGCAACGTGCTGGGCTGCCTCCAGGCTCATGTCCAGAACGAAGAAAAGCAGAAAAACCAAGTGTTGATGTGGGTGATCGCCACCCTGCTCTCGGTGCTGGGCTTCGGCGCGGCGGCGCTGATCAACCATCTGCTCTCGAAATAACATGCCTCGCGCCCGCCACCCCGACGCCCTGGACGGCAATCACGGCTACCAGAAAAATATCCGCGACGAGGTGCGGGCGCTGTATGTGCATAGCCATCTCAATATCCCGCAAATCAGTGACCGGCTGAATCTGCCGGTCCGCACTATCCACCGCTACCGCGCCAATGCCCGCAATGACGGCGATGATTGGGAGGTCGCGCGGCTATCGGCGCTAGTTGCCGGGCAAGGCTATCAAGCCGCTGTCTCGCAAGTCCTGGAGGGGCTGCTGAAACAGTCGCAATGCGTCATGCAGGCGATCAACGAAGACGAAACCCTCGATCCAGAAAAGAAAATGTCGATGCTGGCGCAACTCGCCTACTCGATGAACATGGCGCGCAAGGCCGCCGAGGGGCTGAACCCCAAAATCAGCAAGCTGACCGTGGCGCTGGAAGTGCTGAACTTGCTGACGCGCCACATCCGCGACGAGCATCCCGAACACGCCGCCGCCTTCCTCGAGATCTTGCAACCGTTCGGTACGGAACTGCGGCGGCGCTATGCCTAGACTCTCGACCGCCGCCCTGGAATTCCAGGCGCAACTCGACGCCCTAGCCGACGATCTGCGTCGGCATATCGAGACCGATTGCCACGCCTTCCCGCTGGACGCGGCGGCCACCTCGACGCGGCGCGCGCGGGTGATGAGCGGCGTGGATGGCTTCCGTTTCTTCTGCCAGACCTACTTCCCGCACTACTGCACCGCCCAGCCGGGCATCCTGCACGATTTTCTGTTCGTGGCGCTGCCGGCCCTGGTGGACGACCCGCGCGGTCGTAAGTTGGCGCTGGCCGCGCCGCGCGGCGAAGCCAAGAGCACCATCGCCACCCAATTGTTCACGCTCTGGTGTGCGGTCACGGCCCGCAAACCCTACATCGTCATCGTCATGGACGCGCTCGATCAAGCGCTGCCGATGCTTGAGGCGATCAAGGCCGAGCTGGATAGCAACCCCAGGCTGCAACAGGATTTCCCGGAAGCCTGCGGACGGGGCCGGGTCTGGCAACAGCGTGTCATCCTGACCGCCAATAACCTCAAGATCGAGGTGTTCGGCAGCGGCAAGCGGATGCGCGGTCTGCGGCATGGCCCGCACCGGCCCGGCCTGGTGCTGCTCGATGACCTGGAAAACGACGAGAACGTCCGCAGCCCGCAGCAGCGGGACAAGCTGGAAAACTGGCTGAAAAAGACCGTGCTCAAACTGGGCGCGGCGGACGACAGCCTCGATGTGGTCTACATCGGCACCTTGCTGCATTACGACTCGGTGCTGGCCCGCACGCTCAAGCGGTCACTGTGGGAAAGTCATACCTTCCGCGCGGTGCTAGATTGGCCGGATCGCATGGAGTTGTGGCAGCAGTGGGAAGAAAAGCTGCTGAACGATGGCGAGGAGGCCGCCGATGCGTTTTATGCCGAACGCCGTGCCGAGATGGACGCCGGCGCGCGGGTGAGCTGGCCCGCGCAACGGCCCTTGTTGGCTTTGATGAAGGTGCGGGCGCGCGACGGCCACGCGGCCTTCGATTCCGAGCTGCAAAACGATCCGCTCAATAGCGAAACCGCCCTGTTTGGGGTGATTTGGATGTGGTTCGAGGAGCCGCGCGGCGGCCTGTATTTCGGCGCCTGCGACCCGAGCCTGGGTAAATCCGGCGCGAGCCGCGACCCCAGCGCCATCCTGATTGGCAGTTTTAATCGCGCCACCGGTGTACTCGATGTCGTCGAAGCGAGTATCGCCCGGCGGCTGCCGGACAAGATCATCGAAGACATCATCAGCCTGCACGCCCGCTATTGCTGCCTGGTGTGGGGCATCGAAGCGGTGCAGTTCCAAGAGTTTTTCCGCACGGAGCTGATCAAGCGCAGCGCCGCGCGCGGCTTGCCGGTGCCCGCCCGCCCGATCGTCCCGCACGCGGACAAACTGCTACGGATCGAAAGCCTCCAGCCGCATGTCGCCAACGGCTTGATCCGCTTGCATCCCAGCCAGACCACCCTGCTGGAGCAACTGCGGCATTTCCCCGCCGCCGACCACGACGACGGCCCGGACGCCCTGCATATGCTCTGGACGCTGGCGACCGGTTCCGGCGCCTGGCTGGGCGCCATCCAGACCACCAGTCAGTTGCAAGGCGCAACGGTCGGTTGGGGGTCGGTGCCGGGCGACGGCTCGACCTGGGCCGATTATTGAGGTGCTCATGCGTAAACGCCAACGCCACCCCCCCTTGCGGCCCGTTAAATCGCGCGCGAACCCCGCCGACTTTGCCGCGCCCACCGCGCCGGTGCGGCAAGAGATCGCCAGCACGGCCGATGGCCGTGATATCACTCGCTTCTATGTCCGGCCCGATCTGCGGCTATCGCCGCAAGACACGATTCTCAACACGGCGACCTATCGCAATCTGGCGGGCTATGACCTGTTTCAGGATTTGCTGACGGACTGGGCGGTGTTTTCGGCGCTGCAACAACGGCGCCTGGCGCTGGTGGCCGCCGAAACGGAGGTGATTTCGGGCGGCGACCGGCGGGCGGACAAAAACGCGGCGGCCTTTGTCGAACAGATGCTCAAGCACATTGGCTGGGATCGCCTCAGCAAGCTGATGCACTACGGGATCTACTATGGGTTGGGCGTTTCCGAATGTCTCTGGACCACCGACGGCGCGCAGGTCATTCCCGAGGCGATCAGGGTACGCGATCGGCGCCGCTTTTGTTACGACGGCGCGATGCGTCTACGCTTGTTGACCGTCACCAACCAGCAACCGGGCGAGCTCTTGCCCGAACGCAAGTTCTGGACCTTTCATGCCGGTGCGGATCACGACGACGAACCTTACGGGATCGGCCTGGCGCACTGGCTGTATTGGCCGGTGACCTTCAAGCGCGGGGGTGTCAAATTCTGGCTGGTCGCGGCGGAAAAGTTCGGCAGTCCGACCGCCGTTGGGTTTTTCCCGCCC